ACGTGTAGATGTAAGCACAATGTCGTGCTCGGCTGGTCGTGTGTAATACATTTCCAGTGATTGCCAGATGGCAAGGTCACGCATACCGCTACGATGAACGGCATCCGTGTATGCGGATAGCAGGGTTTCTACCTGCGCTATTCTGAATGATGGTTCCATGTTTGCTCCTATCGTTTGCTGATACTGAATCGGATGTCGGACTTACCATCTACGCATAGACGGCATACCGCACACGCCCCACCCTTTTCGGAGATGAGTGGGATGCGCTTGAGTTGTTCGGGACATGATGCTCCTGGCTTGCCAGTCATGTCAAGCATGGCTTGCTTGGCATTGGCGAATGTGTCAGCAAGATACGCAACCTTCACATCTGCGGGGACTAGATGTTTGTTGTCATTATCTGTGCTGAAATACAGCGATAGATTGGGAAGGTCGCGCAGTATTTCTACTGCGGATGGGACTCTGGTATAGACCCAAAACTTGATGTCTGGGTTGAGCATGATGACTGCTCGCCATGCTTTGGTATAGGTATCGGAGAAGAAATCCCCATCCCAATGGATGCGGAATAGTGGCTCAACATCTTCACCTTTCGCATCCAATCTGAACGCAGCAATCATGTCATCTAACAAGTTAGACATGGTTTCTAGGTCTGCGTCTTTGAGTAAGTTCCAGTTGTGAAGTAACACTTCACGAACTGATGGATACATTTTCTCCAGCTTGCCTGCGTAACAGATGCGCTCGCAGATGCTGGTTGCTGATGGACATGAGTATTGCTTGCCACTTGGCAGACCGAATGTGTTAGCGATAGCGGACCGCTTACCATTTGGCGTAGCCAAGTTGGTTACTTTGCGGTCATGTGACCGCTTGAGTTTCGGCATGACTGCTCCTTTCGTTGAGGTTTGCCGTTGCTATTTCAAAGCACATCTAAAGATGTGCTAAAAGAACACGCGCTATAGCCAAGGTTCTAGGTGGTGTCCTTCGACTATCGCCCAAGCAGGCGCAGTCGTCTTGTCTTTCCATGTCACTCCCTCTGGGAGTGTTATCTTCTTGTCGTAGTCCTCGTCGGCACACGCATAGATGGCTTCTATACATGGCTCGACCATAGACAATGGGACTGGCGGATAATGATTGCTTCGCAATTGGATTGCGATTGACTGTCGAATGTCAATGACATTCGTTGCTAGGTCTTGCGCTGTATTGCTACCCATTTACTAGTGCCTCCTTACATAGATGTTCGCCCGACTCTTCGTCGAACTTTGCGTCGTCGTATCGCAGGAATCGCTCGTCGCATTCCCAGCATTTGTATTCGTATTCGTCAGTCTCACGACCATCACCATCTTCCCACTCGAATGTGCCACCCCAGCCCTGCTCTTCTGTATAGTCGAGCGTGATGGTTGCGGTTGGGTATTGCTCAGCGAGTTTGTTGATTGCTTCGATTGGTGGTGACCATGCGGTATCGAATCCGAATCCTAAAGATTCGGCTGAACTACTGGCTTGGACTTCGCGGACATCCCACTTAGTCCCCCAGTTGCGGACATTCCACCAATACCAGTGGTCTGGTCCTTCTTGTGGCTTGTCTTTCGCATCATGGTAAGCCTCTAGATTTGTGGGCTTGATGATGTTCCAGAAACTAAAAGGTTGTTCAACCTTTTGTATTTCGATTTCATCTTTGATGAAGTTGTAGTATTGAGTTTCGTATGGCGCAGATAACTGCGCTTTCATCTGCGCTATCACCTCTGGTGTGCCAGTGATAGATAGTGTGTTTGTTACCCAATTAGGCATGTGATTCCTCCTGATTCTTGATGAGGTCGTCGACCTCTGGTTGTAGTTCATTTGGTATTGGTTCTACTTCGTAGAACATTTCGGCATAGTTCTGGTCTTGCTCCCAGTCACCTTGTTCGAACGCAGTGTCGATTGCTTCTGCTCGCGAGCTCGCTTCTACCTCCTGGTAGAACATGAACTCACGCTTTTGCCATACGAGATACTTAGGCACTGTATTCCTCGCTTTCTTTGATACTGCTAATCACATGATTAGCAATGAGTTGGAATGGATAATCGCCAGTCACTAGCATCTGGCGTAGCAGTAAAGCACCTATCTCTGACACCTTGTCTTCGACAGCGCTTGCCATCTGGTCGACCAGCACATCCCACTCTTCGCGGAGATACGCGGTCGTTGCGATTGGGTCACAGCCCATAGACTTGACATCATCTACGAGTTGTGTCCATGAGTCTCGGTCATTTTCAATGACCAATAGCCAGTCGTTGGCGAATTGCTCAGCGACTATGTCGCTGGTTGATATGGTTTTCATTGGCATTAGTATTCGCATCCTTTACAGTCGGGACGGAGGCAGTCACCGCATTTGATGACCACCTCCGTCGGGGTTGGTTGTTGGTCAGCCACGGATTGTGGTTTCCCAATGGGTATCTAAATCAGCAGACCTTTGGTCTGCTAATCTGAGATGCCTGCGCCATTCCGTATCGCGTCGGAGTGAGCCAGCGAGAGCCCCGATTCCGAGGCAAAGGAATGAGTAGCAGACAAACAGGATGGAGAGAATTGTGTCGTTACTCATTAGCGAGCACCGCCTTTCAGTGTGAGGTATGCGTTTGGTTCGACCTTGAGCACGGCTGCGAGAACCTTGTCAAAGTTGGGGTATTGCCCCATTGCTGATAGAATCTGCTCAATCTTCTTCGAAGATTTGGCAGTGTTGGTGGTGATGCGGACCTTGGCGAAGACGCGCTTGTCTTCCGCCTTGGAGATGTGAACAGTGCCGTTCTTCACGACACCGCTCAGGGTTTCGGTTGCTACTTTTCTCATGGTGGTTCCTTTCTGCCGTCGGACCATCCGATTCGGCGACATTTATCAAAGCAAATCTTTGATTTGCTATCAAAGAAAGACAGGCGTGTGCGAGCTACCAATAGCCAATGCGTGTCGCGTACGCGATACATGTATGTGATACGCCTGCGTGTACATGCCATGTGCCGTATGTGTCGGGTCATGTGTCATGCCATGTCATGGGATACGACACGCCGTATTTACGCTCAGCCAGACAGCCAGATTTGACATGAGGGGCAGGCTGGGTGTAGGATTCTCCTCAATCGCCGAACGCTGGGTTCGGTGAGTTCAATGAAAGGCACGACAATGGCTACAGCATGGACACACGACGACATGATGGTGAATCTCAAGGCATATGTTCAGGACGCGAAGCGCGAGTATGGAATTCCTTCCCTCGACTGTGCGCCCGACTGTGAATTAGTTCCCCTTCAGTTCGCACAGATTGGCGACCTAGTTCCACTAGGTAAGGGTCGCGTAGGCGTAGTGTTCGACATTGCGGAGAATCGCGGGGTCGCGGAATTCAGCATCGTTACCTCTACACTTCGTGTAGTAATGAAGAGAATCGCCTTATAGATAGTCAGCGGACTCCCCTCTCTCACACACAGTGGGGGAGGGGTTTCACGCATGTCAGCGCATGTTTTTTCCTAGGGCAGGGGGCAACCTCTGCCCTTTTTTTGTGCGTATGCCCTTACGAACCCCAGGGTTTTTTAGCACCACCCCCCACCCACCCCCCACTATCAGCTAAAAAATTTTCACCAGAAATACAGCTCTGACCAGCACTTTTGTTATACCAAGAAAAAAAGTTTGATTTTGCTCTTGAAACACGCCGACGCTCTAGTCCCCTATATAAGTGTAACGGCTGAGTTCCACGAAGCCGTAAACGGCGGGCTTCACGCCCGCCTTACCTTGGTAAAAAAAATAAAGTGGGGATACCTCTGTCTATCCCCCTGTAGACCCCTACAGGTACTGGAGATGACTTGGAAAGAAATCTAACCCCCGAAGAAGCCAGGAAAGAACTTATTGACCTGGTACGCCAAGGGCGCACGATTGCTGATGCCCTAAAGGTTATTGGTCGTAGTCGTTCTTGGTACGATACCCAGAGGCGCGAAGCTGAAGGCTTCGCTGCCTATATAGATAATGCTCGGTTACGGACTTCCGACCTGGCTGATGAAGCTCGCTCTGGTCTAAACGACTTCGCGAGCTTTTCTGAGAAATACCTGGGAGCCAAGGTTTGGGACCATATGCTCAATGTGGTCGATATGTTGGAAGGTAAGGAACCTCGCTGGATACATCCAGCGATGACTTACGAAAAAGGGTCGGCGGGTCTATCCCGCCTCTTGGTAAATGTTCCCCCGAACCATGCCAAGACCATGACCATCACGATTAACTACGTGACTTACCGAGTTGTCAAAAACCCCAACATCAATGTCATTGTAATTTCCAAAACCCAAGAGCAGGCTAAGAAGTTTCTCTACGCTATCAAGCAACGCCTGACTCATCCTCGGTATGCAGACCTACAAGCTGCCTTCGGTCCTACCGACGGTTACAAAGCTACCGCCGACATGTGGTCGGCTAACAAGATTTATCTGGGCGCGGATGTCCGCGAATCAGATGCCAAAGACCCAACCGTT